TCGCGGAATAAACCTGCGACTCTATGGGATGCACGTACCGCCCAGTCTCCACTATATACCTCACAGAAGGCGGGAGGATACATCTGGGGATACGCCCTGGCTTGTCGGACCGCACGTCCTTCTCGAACTTCAAAAACAACTTAATTCGAGCATCTCTCCGGGACAATGAAAGCCTGCGAAGCGAAGCAGCTGCGGCCAAGTATTCAACGCGCTTGCGACCCGAGTATCGAAGAGGAAATTCATCCAGTGATACAGGGGTGGTCGAAGGCAACGTCTTCAACAATTCCGTAGCATAACGCAACAAAGGTTGTGCGTGGCCAGAGGGCGGCAAAGTTTGCAGGAGAGGCATTCGAACACCGCCAACCTCTTTACTCAGAACACGACCCATTATGGCCGAATACATGTTCCACCTGCTAGAAGAATAGCACCCGACAGTCGCCCGCGGAGAAATCGCGGAAAACCCTGTCATTCGCCGGGTGCGTAATGGGAGACCGGTGGGAACTTCCCGATAGCGATGCACTTTCTTAATCCAGGCGACTTGGGCGTCTGTTAAGACTACCTTACCGCCGGACTCGGTGCTCGGGATGTTCCCCCGGCCCCCCTAAGGGTGCTTAACGGTGAACCGCCTTGTTCGGCCGGTCCACCTATCAAGCCAGTGGTCGATTGTGCCGCTCGCATAACGATCTCGAGCATCCTCGGCGGCACGACTTTGCATAAGGCCCTTAAGCTCGATGTCCTCTTTCGAGGGCGTGAACACCGCAGCTACAATTCGGGGCATCAACGCCGCACGGTGAGCAGGTCTCAAACCGTGCTTCGTCATCTCTACCACTGCGGCCGCCTGCACCGACAACAAATCGGCGGTGTTACTTGAGATTGCGAAATACGGGAACCGCTGCTTCAAAACAGCAGACAATGCACGGGCATAATGATCCTCCGCGTGCTTAGGCACCCGCTTCTGCACTCCTAAATCCTCAACATACACCTCAGGCTCATTCAAGTCTGCATTCATGACGGCCGACATCCTAACCGTACTCTGCTCGTCTGCCCGAGCAACAATGGCTCGCCGATAAGCAAGACGCTCCATCCAACCACTGACTGTGAACTGAGAGTCAGTGGTGAAGTAATCTCGCACGACCCGCAGACTAAATAGGCCGCGGATGGCAAACAAGCCAACAGGCAACAATAACATTAAACGCCACCCACGAGGGATGGCGGCACTCAACATAGCCGCAAGAGCGGGGGAAGCCATTTCTGGCAACTTACCCCGGGCGCGGTCTAAGTCAAGCCAACCAACAAACATTGTCCCAGCCGACAAACCAAACCTCGCCCCATACACGCTCACGATGCGTGCGGTAGACGAAAGAAATTCGGCAGGACCAACGCAACCGGACAACCCGGTAAACGTCAGCGGGGTGGACCCCATTTCCAAACGGTCAATGACAGTACTCTGTTAACGATGTGGTACTCCACAAACGAGCAAACCCTGGCTTCGGCACGGTGTATCGAGATACCGTGTCAAAG